GAAAAAATCCAGCCCAAAGTAGTGTACCTTTTAAAAGGTACATTGATGGTGTTGTAGCTCACTCTCCAAATAATTGGAGCCAAAACTTCTCGTTGATTAGAGAAGATTTGAGAAAGAACTTAAAAATTGCAGGTACTGACTATGAAATAGATCAGTCAGTGCAATTCCTAATTGTTCTCTCAGAACTACTAGAATTATATTTTCCTAAAATTATAATTACTATGGCAAGTCTTCCGGAAGCGTTGAAACATATGATATGCAACAATGAGATCATGACAACAAAAGTAATAAAATACTACTATTGTTGTGCAAGCTCTATTGCGTATCAGTCATTTCTTCCAGAAAGACCTGAGGGAGCAAGATTTGCATTCCCGTTCACAAGTAAATTTAGCAGGCGACTCATTCTCAGATTAAAGAATGGAGGTCGAAAGGCTATTAGCTTTACTACTGCACTTAATTACAATCGTAAGAGTGCAGTTGCCGTTCCTAAGACTTTTATGGAAGCGGCTCGTGATAAGTATCTCAAAAGTATATCCCGTGTTCCTAAACATATGGTATATAAGATTGATTTGATTAAATCTGTTTTAAACAGTTATAAGAAGGTTAGTTTTAAAGATATTATTGGTGAGTCCGTTTCCATTTTAAGTAATAAATCTTGTAGTGATAGTGAAACGTCACAGGCTCAAAAAATCCTCCAGGATGCTCCCACAATTAAATTTCCGAAAGGAAGTTTGATTTTGGATCAAGAGTATTTTGGAGCATGTCCAGCACCGTACTTCGCGTATTCATTTGTTGATACCGAAGAGCTCGTTGGAAAGCCTACATTTCTACCAGAACCACTTAAGGTGCGTTCTATTACTACAATTGGAGCTTATGAGTTTGTCGCAGGCAAACCAATCCAATCATGCCTATCTAGAGTCATGAAGAAGCATGAGTGTCTCCTCTACGGAAGAGATGCAAATGCAGAAGATGTTTATAAGATGACAGTAAAATCTATTAAATATTGGACTTCTTTAGGATTCTCGAAGGAAGAGCTGGAGTATAACTCTGGTGACTTTGAAAGTGCAACAGACAATTTATCACCTAAATTGTCTGAACTTGTTGATAGACTCAGTTTTGAGACTGGTCAAATTCAAGATTTCCCTGTTCCGAAATCGCATCCTGATCTTCCCCTTATATGGAAGAGCATGGCGCTGGTTTTTGAATATTCGAATGAAAGAAAAGGACCTAGATCTCTGGAAAGAGTCTGGTACAAAATCAACTTGTTTTTCATGGGCATGATGACACGTTCTGAGAAGTACACCTTTGAAAAGGTCTCAGAAGTTAGAGCTAGAACTTGGAGCAACAGAAAGATTGTTGAAAAAAATGTACTAGTCGCAACCCAAACTATGGGACAGATGATGGGAGATATTAAATCATTTCCAATCCTCTGTTCTATTAATTTGGCTTTGTGGAACGACGTGTGTTCTGTCTATAATAGGGCGGGACATGTGTACTACCACAATCAAGATACTAGAATTACAGAAAAAATTCAACCACCATGTTTAATCAATGGTGATGATTTTCTATGCTATGCTCCAAAGGTTGTAAACAAGAAGTGGATTGAGAAGACCCTCGATTGGGATCTGATCTGTTCTCTTGGGAAGTCATATTTAAATAAGAATGTGGGAGTTATAAACTCACGAGCTTTTTATTATGGATTCTCGAGAAGGTCAACCGACCGTGTTTCTCCAATTGAGATACCTTATCTAAACATTGCCATGAAAATAAATACTAATGGATCGCCTTTAAACGCGAACATTGATTTAGTTTCAGAGCATTACCCTTCACTTGTGAAGCGTATATTGTTTTATAATAAGAGATCTATATCGGAAAACACTCTTGATGGAAAAGTCAACCTCTACCTACCTACATGGATGGGAGGATTAGGTGCTAAGCTCAGGAAGGGCATGATGAAAGAATTAAAAGTACCAACTATGGTGCCTGCCCAATACATAGTTGCTCACCACAATCTTCAAAAGATTCGTAGTGGGATTGAATTACAAAAGAGTGATCCTCAGATTAAATATGTTTACAAAAATGTGTTTAAGAAGAAGAAGCAATTGATCATTCTTGATCCTAAAGATAAAAAGAATTTTAGACAGACCACCAAAGAAGGTCTAGTTGATATCCTTATAGATGGAAAGGAGCTTGGTATTCGCGGAATTGTTCCCACATACACAGCTTCTCGCAGGACCAGGGAGCTCGCAAGAGATTCATGGTTGGCACCACTTTCTACACAGCAATGTGGTAGAAATGGTTATTTCATTCTATATAAACTCAATTGGTTTGTCAGAAAATTTAATAGGTTATTAAAAACTAATAATGACTTAAAAATCTTAGGATCAAAGGGACGATCCTCATTATTGTTCAAATGGAGCAATATGAAGGAACCCTTGGTTCAAGTGGATACTTTTAAGGTGCAAGGTAGGATGACCGACTACGAAGGTCAATACCTGAGATTAAAGAATCAGATAGTGAATCGTTTTGAAGGACTTTACGAACCAGACGTAGAGGAATTTAAGATCTTGAAAGAGATTTTCGATCCATTTTCTGAGGTAAATCTCAGGATGAGTTCAAAGAGATTTTTGGATGCAACTTCCCAGTTGCTGTAAATTTCATGCACAAGAATAAATCTTTGCAAAAATCCAAAAAATCAAATAACAAACCTAGAAATACTAACACAGTATTGGCTAGAGGGGGACCTATCATGAAGGGATCAACAGCAGCTTCTTACGAAGTTGCAGTTGAAAATCCGACAAGATTCGAAATCACAGGCAAAGGGCTCGCTCATTCTGAGTGGGGTCCGGCTTTGAGAGTCTCTGGTCGTCAGCAGCTATGTGTAATAGCTACCACGACTGGGGATGCATCGGTCTTTTCGGTTACAGGAAGTACGGCAACAGTTGGAAACAATAACGTTGATCTTGCTCCTTATATCCTTAATGATAGGATAGCTCAAGTGAGTGCACTCTACCAAAGATATGCATTCAGGAACGTCAGATATACTTTTATTACAAGAGTTGGAACTACGCAAGTAGGTTCTATCTCTTTAGCATACTCGACTGACTCTGGAATTTCTACTGCGTCATCTGCGGTTTCACTAAACTACCACTCGATCCAAAGTATTGAACCTTGCAAGGTTTTCCCTTTCCGTAAGGAAATCGAAACTCTTGCAATATCATACTCGGGAAAGAGAACGTGGTACGTGGACCAAGATACAAACGCAACAGCAACTTCAGAAGCAGTTAGGCAATGTAAACAAGGAACCCTCCTCGGGTTTCCAGATCTGACTGGTATCGGAGCTATAAACATGGGTGAAATCTATATTGAATATGTGATGGATCTCTATGTTCCTAATGTTGTTAATACCAACATTACCTTTCTACCAAAAACAACCCACGCTCTTTTAAGAGATGTGAGAAAGAAGTTCTTCTCCTTGAAAGAGGAAGAAAGAATAAAATTCTTGGACTGTCTTGAGAAAACTCTCAATATGCTCTTATAGTTTTAGATGGATAAAAAGGGTTCGAAAAGGGAACGGAAAGTGTATTTCTTCAAAAGAGATTTTAACTTTCTTATGCCTGTAAGAACTTCCGGGATTGGCTTGGATTGTCATAATACAAAAACAAGACCTCCTATCTAAAAACATTAACAAGAATTTTAGTGTTATCATCTGAATTAAACTGGTTTCGCACCATGTTCAGAGAGATTTGTGAATTTCGGTTCATAAATATGTATGTTCTAGTTGTTTGTTATTTAACAACACCATACGGGATATAGTAATTTACAATTTTGGTTACTATCGTGAAAATTAAACTGGTTTCGCACCATGTTTTCACAATCCGTTGCAAAATAAAATGCAACTTCATCTAGAGATAAAGGAACGGAGCGTTCCACTTACCTTAGTTGAGATCATTGAAGATTCAGCCAAATCTACCCTCGGATTAAGTCCGTTATGTAGTTTTTGCTTGATTTCCGGTCTAGGACCCGGTTAATTCATAACTCCTTTTAATAACTCATACTTCGTTTCGAAGTTTGTAGTTCCATGATAGATATGTTTTTAAACATTTTCTGTCAAGGGAAAAACAAACAAGATACGATTACGTAGTTGTTGTTATTAGGTGATCAATACGATCTAAG